AAATAGTAAGATTTATAAATAAAAGCAGCAATCAAGGAGAATACTCAGATGAATATGCAGATGTTTCAAGTAACCAAAGAACTCATGGAACGCTGGGAGCCAGCAACCAAGGACATTAAAGATAGTTATAAGCGCGCAGTTACCACTGTGTTGCTTGAGAACACCCGTCAGACCCTGAACGAAGGTCCTGGTAACGTGATAGGTAATGCACCTAGCTCGTCACTTGGCTTCGGCGGTGGTGTGGGTGGTTCTGCTAGCAACCCAATCGCGATGTGGGATCCGATCCTCATCTCGATGGTTCGTCGTGCTATGCCTAACTTGATGGCATATGACTTCTGTGGTGTTCAGCCAATGACTGGACCTACTGGTCTTATCTTTGCATTGCGCGCTAAGTACGGTGGTGGCGCTACTGGCGAAGAGGCTCTGTTCCTCGAAGCTGATACCGTTTACAGTGGTACTGGTGCTACAGCTTATGCTGGTAAGGGCTTTACTGCTGGATTCGACTTTAATAACGTCAGCGAGACCTCGCGTAACACTGACCCGTTCAATGCTTCGCCTGGTCGCCCAATGACTACCAATCAGGGTGAAAACCTTGCAGACGGTAACGGTACTGTGTTCAAAGACATGGGATTCTCTATCGAGAAGACAGTCGTTGAAGCAAAGACCCGTGCATTGAAGGCTGAATGGAGCCTTGAGCTTGCTCAAGACCTGAAGGCTGTTCACGGGCTTGACGTTGAGAACGAACTTGCTACCATGTTGAGCAATGAAATTCTCTTCGAGATCAACAGAGAAGTGCTTCGTACCATCTACTACGTTGCTAAGCTTGGCTGCCGCAATGGCATAACTCAGACTGCTGGTACATTCGACCTTAACGTCGATGCCAATGGTCGTTGGAGCGCTGAGAAGTTCAAGGGTATGTTGTATCAGATCAATCGTGAAGCCAACCAGATCGCTAAGGAAACTCGTAGAGGCCGTGGTAACTTTGTTATCTGCGACTCTGACGTTGCTGCCGCACTCGACATGGCTGGTAAGCTAGATTATTCGCCAGCAGTGGCTAATAACCTGAGCCATGACGATACTGGTAACACTTTCGTTGGTACCATTAACGGTGGCATTAAAGTTTATATTGATCCTTATTCTACTCTTGCTAAGAACTTCTTCTGCGTTGGCTATAAGGGACCAAACGCTTATGACGCCGGTATTTTCTATTGCCCATACGTACCGCTCCAGATGGTAAGAGCCGTTGGTCAAGATAGCTTCCAGCCACGTATCGGTTTCAAGACGAGATATGGTTTGACCTCTAACCCATTCGTCTTCAACACCGCTACTGGCACCGCAGACGGCGCCGCGCTGACTAGCCGTATGAATCAATATTTCCGGATATCAGCTGTACAAAACTTATTTTAAAACTTTATAACTTTAAAACTAAATAGTTTCTTAAAACGTGATGATTAACGTCATCACGTTTCTTTTTGCACATAAATAGAATAGATTAGCAACCTATTATCGACGAAGGAGATCATCATGGCTATCATTTATAAGATCACAAACACCACTAACAATAAAGCATATATCGGTGCAACTATTCATTCCCTAGAAGATCGATGGGGCCGTCATCTATCAGCCGCCTTCAACGATGATAGTCAAATGGCGATCCACAAAGCCCTGCGCAAATACGGTAAAGAAGTATTTAAAATAGAAATATTACACGAAGATCCTGATCCCGACCTTATCTTCGATGTGTTAGAGCCAAAATATATTCAAGAGCATAAAACTTATGGTAATGATGGATATAATATGACATTGGGCGGCGATGGCTGGTTAGGTATGAAACATACACCAGAATCGATTGAGAAAATGCGCAATGCTAAATTGGGAAAGAAGGACTCTGACGAAACAAGAAAGAAGAAATCTCTGGCAAGTATGGGTAATATACCATCAAATAAAGGAAAGAAATGCCCCGAGTGCGCGTATTGGCTTGGTAAATCGATGAATGAAGAAACAAAAAAGAAAATATCTATTGCCGGCATCGGGCGTGAGCAACCTTCTTCTCAAAAAGAAAAGGTTCGCAATGCAATCGCAGAAAAGCATAAAGTACAAATTGTATCTACCGGCGAAATTATCGACGTTGTTAATCTTCGTCAATTCTGTAAGGACCACGGCATAAGTCAAGGTAACCTCAAAACTCAAGGACACACTCAAGGCTATAAAATGATAGAAACCACCAAGAAAGTGCGCGAATATACAATAGAAAATAGCATAACTGGCGAAGTCTTCAAGACCAACAATCTAAAGAAATTTTGTAAAGAACGTGGTTTAGATAATTCTAGAATGTACGGCAAAAATGACAATCCGGCATCCAATGGTGGTTGGCGATTGATGAACACCACCATCACAGAACAAACACAAATCTATAAATAGATAGTTGACTTCGCATTGCCTAAAGAGTATACTTATTCATGATTAAATCACAAGAGACATTAGAAAAGTACGGTTATCTGCCAGGGTCTAAACGAACCAACACAAAACCAGTCATAGTTGAATGTGACTATTGCCACACAATCTTCGAAAAAGAATACAAACGGTATCTTTATGGGCGCAAAGATATACCAAAAGATTGTTGCAAAGATTGTGCGCAAAAGAAAATAATCGAATTGAATTCTATTCGTGGGCATCATGCAACAAGGCAAGATGTGAAAGATAAAAAGAAAGCTACCAACTTAGCTAGATACGGTGTCGAAAATCCATTTCAAGATCCAACTTCAAAAGCAAAGATTAAGGCTACAAACCAAGAAAAGTATGGTGTTGATTATCCAATGCAAAGTAAGGATATTCTACAAAAAGCCAAGAAGGTAACCCTCGAACGATATGGCGTAGAACGGCCATTACAAAATAAAGAAATAATGGATAAGGCACAGGCTACCAACGTCGAACGGTATGGTTCTACATCATATTGTAAATCGCCAGTATTCTTTGAAGAAACATATGGCGAAGAACTAACTACAAAACTTAATGATAAAGATACCCTAATAGATCTGCATCACAATCAAAAAATAGCAATTAATAAAATAGCAAAAATGTACGGCATACCTTGCATGAATATGCACAGAATATTTTATAAACATGGTATAGAACCAAAGAGATTTTATGCTAGTAGTGGCGAAAATGAACTACTAGAATATGTTCGTAGTTTAGGTTTCGATGCCCACAATAATAGAATTAACAACAATAAAACTGAGATAGACGTATTTGTACCAGAATTAAATATTGGATTTGAATACAATGGGTTATGGTTTCACAGAGATGATCGTGTTGGTGATGCCTATCATTTAAATAAAACAAAGATTGCTTCAGATAACAACATCAAATTAATACACATATTTGAAGATGAATGGTTACACAAACAAGATATTGTTAAATCTCGTATAGCCAGTATACTAGGCAAAGGTGATAGAATTTATGCCCGTAAATGTAAGATAGTTAACATGGATCATGATGCTAGGAAGATTTTCTTTGATAATACTCATATTCAAGGCGACACATCTGCTTCTATATGTTATGGTCTAGAATATGATGGCAAAATTGTTGCTGCAATGAGCTTTGGTGCTCCTAGATTCAACGATAAATATCAATATGAACTAATACGATATAGTAGTGTTGGAAATGTAATTGGTGGCGCAAGTAGACTATTTCAGCATTTCTTGAAAGAAGTTAATCCGTCTAGTGTTATAAGCTACTGCGATCGTAGATGGGGTTCTGGTAATTTATATGCACAAATGGGATTTAGTCATACTCACGATTCAGAACCAAACTATTATTGGTGCAAAGGCGATAAACGATATTCTAGATATATGTTCATGAAGTCTAGATTAATCAAAGAAGGCTATGATCCTTCTAAAACAGAAGATCAAATCATGAAATCTCGCGGCTTCATCAAAATACATGATTGTGGTAATAGTGTTTTCGTATACAGATAAATACCTAGTATGACAGATATTTATCTATCAGCATCATTGATTGGATGCGGTGAATACCATAAGTCAATGAAGTTTGTTTCAGGATCATAGTCTGAGTGCAGAAATCCAAACATCGAATTAACCCAGCACGATCTAACACGTTTTTTAGCTGCTGAAAGATTGTTGCAAACTACTTCATTCGGCTTTTTATTAAAGCCACAAGACGAGTTATATATTTTAATAGCTTCTCTAAATGTCATAGGAACATCTCCTCTACGATCTTACACGATCGGTATGGTTATTTATATCTTGCGTCGCACGACTTGACTTTGACGCGCCACTACGATATAATGATCGTATGAACATCAAGAAACTCATTTTCAATTCATACATCCAATATCAATTTGAAACAACCGATATATGTGGATGTTATCACTATATATCATACTATTATGATGGTACATTACTCGCACATCTTAATTCTACTAATGCACCATATCTAGATTCTGATGGAAGATATACTATAGAATATTCTTCGAAACAAATACGTGTCGTTGATAGATTTGGTATATATGAGGAATAAATGATGGCAATATACCCAAGCTATTATGGTATTTTTTATGGCGCCAACGATATTCGTAAATATTGCGCCAATTACTATGATGGTGTATATTGCGAAGATTTGCGGCCAGATGCAAATGGATTATTTTATATTGACGAAACTGGCGCATATAGCTTAATGGCCGACGCATCAAAACAAATTAATACTGACGAATATGGTACTATTAGAATAGAGAAAAGATCTAATCGTGAATAATCAACTAACAAGAAGATTATGCCCTTCTAGTATAATTTACTATAGCGATACTATTCACTATTCTTATTCCTACAATGGATCAAGTTCTAGTTATTTGGAAATTGACGGTATATTTTACTTTAACAATAATGGCTTTTATAATGTAAAGCACTTAAGTTGCGGTAAAGTTATTAGATTAGACGAATATGGTACTATTAGAATAGAGAATAAATGAACGAACTAACGTATAAAGGTTGCAGTGCAACCAGGATGGTTTTATTAGGATATATTCTGTACAATTTCGAAGATATGTGGATTGGTAGTTATCCCAATAGTATCAGCATCTGGTATTATGGTCGTTATTATTGCACTCGCACCGATAGCAGTCATACTGGTGACGGGTCATATACAATCAATGGAAAACAATTTGATAGATTTGGACTATAAAGGAATCAATATAATATGAAAATACGACGAATCAACCTGTTTGGAGGTCCTTGCGCGGGAAAAAGTACTACCGCTGCTTTACTTTATGCTAATATTAAAAATAATCTAATTCATCAAAATTCTGAGGTTAAACTTGAACTAATACAAGAATATGTTAAAGAGTGGGCATGGGAAGGCATAAAAATTAGAGGCTTTGATCAAGTATACATTTGCGCCAATCAGTTACGACGCGAAGAAATACCACTTAGATCTGGCGTAGATATGATCATAACAGATTCACCACTAATATTGCAATGCATTTATTCTAATAAAAATAATGTACCTGGATATAACGAGTTGTATGGTATTGCACACGCCTTCGAAAAACAATATCCGTCTATCAATATAATGTTAGATCGTGGATCAAGACCATACGTTAATCATGGCAGATATGAAACTCACGATAAAGCAATTGAGATGGATAAATACATCGAAGCTGAATTGAAGTATAATGTTATACCTTACAAGAAAATACCATACAACGATATTGATAGTATGGTAAAATATATCACAGAAAAGGGAATATAATGGATTTAGAATTAATAGTAAATTATCTTAACGAATTATTCAAGAAGGATCCACAGTGTATAACTTCGTTATTGCGCGGGCAAGTACAATGCAATGATTACATAAAAGATGACAATCATTGTGTAGTTGCAGCTGATAAACATAATGGCATTAACACAGTAAGTGGATTGGGACTACTAAACGGCATATTGTCTAAGTTAGATCTTGGCAAAATTGCTGTGGTAATATCAGAAGAAAAAGATGCTGATGGTATCAATAAGATTCTTGGATTTACTTCGTATGATTATAATAAGAAGCCAAAAAATACCGGGTGTTGCCAAGGCAATGAATGCATACGATCTTTGTCTAACGCCGATATTTTAAGAGAACCAAAACCTACTCCTGCACCGCCGCCCCGTAAAGAAGCACCACTCAATGTTTATATCAACGATTTCACACATCAAAGATATGATAAAAATGGAAAAATAATATAATGAAAAACAAGAAATATTATGCAATAATTGATAAAGATACTAAAAAATTCTATGCCTTTTTATTGCAAGAGGATACACTCAGGCACGAAAGCTGGTATCAAGTAGAAGAGCACAATGAGTTTAATCTTGGCATTGTATTCGAAACATACGAAATCGCAGAAAAGAATCTTAACGAAATACTAACATGCAAACCAGAACTAAATCTTGCAATAGTTGAAATTGATACAAAAATAGGAAAATACGCTAAATGAAAGTCATAATAGCAGGGTCTAGATCTATAAAAGATTATAATTTAATAGAATCTTGCATTAATAGACTAGATTTAAATATATCACTAATTATTAGTGGCGGTGCAAATGGTCCTGATAAACTGGGTGAAATGTATGCAGTAAATAACAACATTCCAATTTCGCAATATTTACCAGATTGGAATAAATTTGGCAAAAAGGCTGGCATATTAAGAAATATTGAAATGGCAAAGAATGGCGAAATATTGATGGCATTTCACGATCTTTCTTCTAAAGGCACGAAACATATGATTGACGAATGCATTAATCGTGGTCTTATTTGTTATGTATTTGACATGAATGGCAATAGGATTAAATGATATGAACCAACCAATATTAGCACCAAACGAAATAGTACCGCTGGATAAAATAATTTATCCTAAATTGGCTAGCTATAAACTTGACGGCAACAGATGTATAGTAATGAATGGTGAATTACTAACTCGCAATATGAAGCCACAGGGCAACAAAAAGCTAACAGAATACTTTAGCGAAATATGCAGAATAAGTAAGAAATATAACGCAATATTTGATGGCGAGATATATTCACCAAACCTTGAATTTAATGTGTTGCAAACATATATAAGGACCCACAATCTTGAAATACCACCAAACATAGAATTAAAGTATTATATGTTTGATTGTATACCATATGATGACTGGAACAAAAAGGGTGGATTTGTGTATATGGATCGGTTGTCGGCCTTAAAAGGAATAGTCGAAAGTGAAAACATACCTAACGTTGTATGTCTAAAACAAGTTTTATGTGTATCGCAAGCGCAAACAGAAGCCTTATTTGCACAAGCTCTTGCAGAAGGCTATGAAGGGTTAATCTTACGGAACCCCAACGGTCTATATAAGAACGGTAGATGTAGTGTTAAGCAAGACAATATATTTAAGTTAAAGGAATTTGAAACTGTTGACGCTAAAATAGTCAGTTTCAACAGCAGGTCTGTTATGAAAGAAGATGCCCCTAGATCCAGAGGTGAAACTGGCGAGCTAAAACGAGTTAATAAGAAAGAGTACCGCGAAGAATCAGATGACCTTGGCAGTATTACTGTAGAAACAAAAGATGGTATACATGTAGGGATAGGCTTAGGCAAAGGCACCACCCAAGAGTACCGGTTGGAATTATGGCAAAACAGAGATAAATATATAGGTAAGCATCTCGAATTCAAGTATATGCCACATGGCACCAAGGACTTACCACGGATCGGTACGTTCGTTAGATTCCGTCCGGATAAGGATTAAATTCAAAACAAGCCGCGCAGCTTTCGAGCGAAGCGAGAAACCTCAATAAGCCATGGTCACAGTAAAATCTGACCATGGCTTTCTTTATATCTATACACAAAACCTCTCCGGAACCAGACCGTACTACTGCGCTTGAAACTATAAAGTTAGTTTCACTTATGGCCTTATCTGTTTATCAGCCATTACTTTTTATGGGTCTATTAAACTTAGAGGTTTCTCGCTTCGCTCGAAAGCTGCGCAACGCCCTGTTTCCTTTACTGATTGGACTCCAAAAGGCGGCTATAGTAATATCTTTTATATTAACTATCTTATACATATCACTCATAACTGTTACTCCTTTCTCATAAATCCCTGTATCCACTTTGATTCTACGCCACCAAATCGTACATGTCAAGTTTCTTCAAATGGATTTCTGTTCCGAACCTTAGATTTGTTGATTCCCACCTAATTATAACTTATAAACCGATATAAATATTGCTATATGAGTGATATACCAATTATTGACCCGCATATTGAGTTCGGTTTATTACAAAATCAGCCGGCTGATAGGAACCTGTTACAGCGTACAAGGTTCAAGATGAATATACAAAGGCTGCCAACTACTACGTTCCATTGTCAAAGTATTAATATTCCATCTTTACAGATAGGCATAGCAGAACAAACTACGCTTTTTAATCCTATTCCACGACCAGCCGGTTCAGTTAGCCATGACATTTTGAAGGTTGCGTTCTTAGTAGACGAGACTTTAAAGAGCTGGTTAGACATTAGAACATGGCTGATGCAATGCTCAGATTATAAAGATTTCACAGAATATCAGCCACCCAGTCAGCATTTTGACTCTAAACTAGTTATTTTAATAAACAGTTCTAAGCATAATCCGACTCACTGAATAACTTTTGAAACTACATTTCCT